TCTATATGACTACTTGTTCCATTTAATCCTGCACCTTGATAAACTTTTCCATTTCCAGTTGAATATGTAACAGAAGTATCAGCTCCATTATTAGAACCTACACTATCATTAGAATTTCCATCTAATTTATAATATGAAATTAAGTTATCTGTAAGTGCCATATTAACAATTCTGTCCAATTATAAAGCCATCATATGTGTTAGCTCCTGTTCTAATAAATCCAAATGTATCTCTTTTATTTAATGTTGCTGTAAGTATCGGAACTGAACCTCCTGCCCATCTAATAGTTGCAAACCATCCTGATATAGTTGAAACTGTTGTTCCTCCTTGAAGAATAGAAACTATAAATGGTTGAGAATTTGTAGCATTTGCTATTGTAAATGTTATTGCTGTTCCTGAAGCATGTCCAGAAACTACATGAATATTATTTACAGAACAATCTAATGCAACTGTTTGAGAACCTGTTGCTGGTGTATAAGTTTTAGCTACTTCATCGTGTCCTGCTAATGTTTCTTTACCTGTCATTGTTCCACCAGTTTTAGGTAAAGCATTATCAGCCTTAGTTCCTTGTGTTGATGTAGCATAAGAACCAACTGGTTGTTTACCATCTAATTCAGTCCTTAATGCTTTTTCAGAAGGAACATTTAAGTCAGAACCAGGACTAGATATTGTTGTAACAACAGTTGCACCAGTTCCATTAGTACCATTTGTTCCAGGAGTTCCTGGGTTTCCTTGGTCTCCTTTTGGTAATGTAAAATTAAATACTGCATTAACTGGAGTACCACTATTTGTAACAATAGCTGTTGGTCCACCTGTAACAGTTCCAATAGTTATATTAGGAGCAACTGCATTATCATTTAGTTCTTTCCAATGCTCTGCTGTAATATTCATTCTTGCTTCTTCTCCTATTGTATGTGTTTGTGCATTTGTTCCACCAACACCTCTATCAGAAATATTACTTATAGTAATAAAATCACCATAAGTATTTGTTCCTGTAGCAGAAAATTTAACTATTTCTCTTAGTGTTGAGTTATTAGGAGATACTGTTATCCATCCTGAAGTTGTTGTAGGTTTAACAGACACATTAAAGTCTCCTGTTGTAGCAGACCAGTTACGTGTTATCTTTGCTATGTAAAAATTTTGTATTTGTGTAACCATATAATTATTTTATTATATTATAATCAGTATCATCTATTAAATCATATGAAATATTCATATTTCTTACATAAGCTCCATAACCTCCAGATTCTAAAGCATATATTTGAACTAAATCAAAAGCATTAACTGTTATATCTTCAGCAGTTTGAGTAACATATGAAGTTGAAGATGTACTTCTATTTGTTCCAACAGCAACTCCATTTACATAAATTCTACCTGAAGCAGACCAAATTCCATTTCCAGCTTTTAAATCAAATACTATTCTAATTACTCCACTATGATATACCATTACTTCTTTTAATTTTTCAAGTCCAGTAGTAGAAGTATGTTGTTCAGTAGTATTATTTATTTTTAAATTATTAGAAGCAACACTTTTTCTAAATCTACTACTACTAATCCAATCTGTACCATTAGATGATATTATATTTTCCGAAGTTCCAGGAACTACAAAAGGAATATTATGTGCATCATTTAATAATTTTGGATTTATAAATAATTCTGCACCAGTTGAACCATTTTGTGTTCCAGCATCTATTTCAGAAGCAGTAGCTTCTTCTACTCCTCCCATTGTTGTTGTATTTGCATTAGGAACACCACTTGCTACAATATTAGTAATATCATCTGTCATTTCTTTCCAGTATTCAGCAGTAATGTTCATACGAATAGGTTCTCCTATTGTATGTGTTTGTTCTATAGTTCCTCCTACTCCTCTTTGACTAACATAAATATAATCTCCATTTATATCAGTTCCAGTAGAAGTAAATTTTACTATTTCAACTATATTAGGATTATTAGGAGATATAACTAACCAACCATCACTAACTGTTGGTTTTGTTGTAACATAAAATATACCAGTCCCTATAGACCAGTCTAGAGATAATTTTTGAACATAGTAATTTTGAATTATTTTTGACATCTTATTGTATTATAACATATTTTATTAATAATGTCAACTATTTAACACTTACAATTCCATCAGGACTAAATGTTTCTTTTGTTTCTTTCATTCCTGTAACTGCGAATTGACATATTGTAAATACATCATTTAATCCACTATTTGAAAGTTGTACTGTAATTGATTGAGCTTTAGATAAGAATGATACACGTCTTTTAATAAATGGTGAAGATTCTGGATTTTGTCCAAATCCATCACCAACTAGGTTTTCTCCAAATGGTACTTGTCCAGTTGTAGCTAACATATCATTTGTACCAAGTCCAATATAAAATACTTTACCCATTGTAGTTCTTAAATCAGCTTTATCTTGGTAAATTGTGATTGTAATTTTAGCTTGTAGATTCTTAAACATTAAGTCTAAGTATCTATAAATATTAAATAAGTTAAAGTCCTTATCTTCTATTTTTTTAAATGTAACTTGTGATGAAATAGCAACTCCATTATCATTTATTAATGAATCATTCCATTTAATAACAGAAAAAGGAGTAACATTTTTTACTGAATACATTACATTATTTATTGAGAATAGTTCTGAACATTTACTTTTATCTCTATCTAGATATTTTGTCCAAGAATTATTATAAAGAGTATGACACACAAATAACGTATCATTTGTTGTAGTTGAACTTGATATTCCAACAGATAAATAAAATCTACGATTATTATACCAACATACTACATTTGAAAAATTAGATTGATTTATATTAGTTAATGATTCTTTTATTTGTTCTGATAAAACAGATGAATTAATACCAAGAACTCCTGTTTGTTGGTCTTTAAATCCAAAAGCTCTTACTTCTTTTCCTGTAAAGAACCAAATATCATTTTCTACCCAAGATACTGCTTTAGTTGAACAAGCTCCATAATTACCAGATTGAAGTTCTTGTTTATTATAGTAAGTTCCAAGTGTATCTTGTACTCTTGATACTTTCCAAATAGATTTTTCTTTAAATACAATTAAGAAACCATAATAGTTTTTTAATGAAGTTATTTTATCTGTTCCTAATGGTTTAAATACATCAGTACCTGTAAATGTTGTAAGTACTCCTGAATTAGAATAGTAAACACTTCTTGGTTCAGTTGTAACACCAGCTACATATAATTTATCTTCAAATATTTCTAAAATATTTCCTTTTGGAGATGATGCATAATCAGTAAATGTTGTACCATCAAATTTCCACATAGAATCTACTGCATTACAAGCATACATAACATCTCCAGCACTATCAGTTATATAACCAAACTTTGCTCCAGCTGTAACAGTTTTACTTGTATTTTCCCATAGATTTGTACTAGTATTAAATTTTTGTAAATAATTATCTTTAACTCTTAAGAAGAATGATGTACCATCTTTTTTTTCAAAATTAAATAATGAGTGTATTGAAGTAGTTTCAGTAGTTCCAGATAAAGAAAAACCAGTATCTTTTGTAAGATACCCATTTTCAATGAAGTTCATATTTATAGGTATACTTCTACCTTTATTGTCATTAATATCTATGGCATTAACCATATTATCTTGAACAATAGAAAATTTTTTCTTTTTTAATGGCATATTAAATTAATTTTTGGTATGAAAACATTACTCCACCTCTTTGATTTACTTCCTCATAATTACTTTGAATTGATGTTTTTTTTGTAATCATTGATTCATATTTTGCATCGTAAAAAGATGCTAACTCTTGGTCTTGTAAATCTTCAAAAGCTCTAGCTAGAATACCATAAACTATTGCTTCGTGGAAGTATTCATTTATTGATGGATTACTACCAGAAGTAAGAGTAGCGAATGTTGGATAATATTTAATATTTACAGATGATGTTGTATTTGGATATATTTTAATATTTCCACCTTCAACTGTAATCATATTATATTGAACTTTATTATCAAAATCTTCTATAGATACTTCTTCAAAAATATTATTACTAGAATCTTGTCCTGAACCATATAGTGTTCCAAATAATGTTGGTGTTGGTGATACTCCATTAGTAAAAGTTAATGTAGCAGAAAGTATTTTATCATTAGTGAATATTCTTTTTTGTAAATCTGAATAAGCTAAATTAGTATAAATTAAAATAGTATCATCTGAAATAATTTCACTTGTTGCTTCAAGTAATTTAATTCTAGCTAAGTTTAAAATTTGTATTGTTGTTAATGCTGACATTTTATTATTATACTAATTATCTAATAATCCTATTCCTACCCACCTCCTAAGAGATGAGTAGAGTAGAACTATTGGTTTATTAAGCCAATGTTGCACGTAGAACTGCACCGTAACCACGATTTCCTTCGAAAATCTTTGAACCCCATACTAGAAGTCCTTTACATGTAGATACGAATGATGTTGGGTCTGCTTCAGAAGGGATAACAGAAACTTTGTTGATTTGCATTGCAAATGAACAGTATTCTGTTGTACCAGCTAAGAACCAGTAACCATTTGTATTATCACCAGGAACAAGTTCACTTGTGTAAACATCGAATCCTGCTATTCTACCGATAGTTCCTCCTACAACTACTTTATTATAAGAATCACCTACTGCTGGAATAAATTCTGGAGCTTGCATTAGTAAACCTTCGAATTGAGAGTTTATAACCAAGAAACGACCTGCTTTTGGTGTTAGAGACTTACCTAGAGCTGTACGAAGAGCAACTATATTTGCATATACGTTAGACTTTGTAAGAGCAATAGCTACCGCACCTGCGATTGAGTAAGTTGTTGCTGAAACTGCACCTCCTGTATAAGCAACTCCATCAAGGTCTTTGATAGTTATACTTGTACCTGATGTGTATGCAGTAACTAGGTAAGATTTTGACAAACCTGTTATTGTAAATGTTCCACCAACCATACTTGCTGTGAAAGTTGTACCAGTACCTGTAACAACACCTGTTGTTGCTGCTACTGCGGCTGTACCTGTTGCATAAGCTGTACCAACTACGTTTGAAGCGTTGACACCTTTTGCCATCTTTCCTAGAAGAGCTGCGTCAAGGTATTCAGAGATTACTCCCTTTGAACTTTGAGCATATTCATTAATAGCACTTATATCGTTTTGAATCTTATCTACATCGTCAACTCCGAAGTCGAAGTATTTCATTGTATCAATTATCAAATCTTCATAAGTTGGGTTAAGGTCTTGCTTAACTAGAGTCATACCTTTAGTATAATCGTTAAGAGTTACTTTACCTGCTGTACGAACACGAACTCTATCTCCACTTTCCTTAATAGTACCTTCGTACTTTGTGTTTGTTATTTTTGTATAAATAGTCTCATTATATAGAATTTCTATAAGTTTAAGAGAATATTTTGTGGGCGTAAAAGCCGCTAAATTGTTTGCCATATTGTTAAATTAAATTAATATTTATTAATGACACAAATAACTTAGCCTTAGATTTTACCAGATGCCATATCTTCATTGAACTCTTTTGAAAGTGAAAGGAATTTTTGAGGTTCCATTTGTTGCATACGTGTCCAATCTTCAAGTGAACGATTTACCTTTGGTTCTTTAGGACCAGCAGTATTACGTTCAATTTCAATACGAGAATTTTTATCTGATTCATCCTTAGCTCCTATTTCCATAGAAGAATCGAATAGATGTATTTTAGCAACATCAATTAAGATATTATCAATATTTCATCTTTAGATTCAGCTAATTTAGGATATTTAAGAATAGCATTATTTAGTGCAGTTTCCCATTTCTGAGTATTAAATTGCTTTCTTGCGAAGGCAATAGCAGGGTCTTTATTAATTTCTTGAGTAGCCTTAGAAACTATCCCATTAGTATAATTAATAAACTGCTCTTTTGCACTATCATCTAATTCTTCAAATCCTGGAAAAGGATTATCTGTGTTTGGTTCAAAATCATTTGAACCTTTGCCTTTTGTAAGTAATTCATTTTCGATTATCAATCTTTCGATTTCAATATCTTTCTCCTTTTGTACATCTAGGAGACGTAGAGCTTCTTTAGAAGACTCACTAAATTTCTTTTCATAATCAATAGCTGGGACTGTAGCTATTTCTGGATTTATAGTATCCACTACTTGCGTTCCGTTATTTAAAACAGAGTTTGCTTCTTCTTGTGTCATAATGTTTGTGCCGTCTCTTTCGAGGTTTGGCATATTACTTATTAATAGCTTTTTTAAGGGGTACTATAACCCACATAGAACTTAAATAGTTAACACTTCTTTCCTCCTTTTTTCATTGGTTTCTTTGCCATATAATTAATCTATTAATTGTTTAATTGATTTCTCAGCAAATTGTTGAGCAACCTTTGGACTACTAATAAAGTTTAAAATTTTTTTAATGAAGCGTATTTCGACCTGTCTGAATGTTATCACATCTTTATCTAAACCTTCTTCACAAATTCTAGAAGTAGCTATATCATATTCTGCGTTTAACCAATCTTCTACTTCTTTATCTGTCAATTTTTTACCACTTAATGCTTCTTCCCATTCACGAAATGTTTTCTTTTCTTCTTCATTTAAGTCAGAGAATGAACTAAGTCCTAATTTTTTTAAATATTTTTGTAACATATTATATATTTCCTGGTAGTGCATTTGTATTTGCTACACTATCCTGTGGGTTATTAACTTTACTAGGTGCGTCTTGTTGAGTATTAAGAGGTGCTTGAGGATTTTCTTGAGCCATTACTGATGCAATTTCATCATCTGTCCAATCCATTAATTCTAATTCTTTCTTCTTTGCAATCATTAATGCTACTGGATTTGTTGCGAAAGAATTTTTAATGTATTGAATCTTCTTTAGGTCAAAGTCATCAGCTGCACTTGCTTCAGATTCTACTTCTACTTTAATTTCATATCCTTGAGGAGTTAAGAAATCACTTGTAAATATATCTTTAGCATTATAGTTTCCATCTGAACTCTTTTTAAATAGAGTTACAACACCTGTTTTATTATTTTTTAGAAGTTCATAAAATAAGAATCCAAGTTCTTTCCAAGCTTTACGATAATTTTTTGAAACAACACTATTTCTTTGACTTGAATTTTGTAAAGAAAGTTGTACTTGTCCTAAAGTTTGTTCACCAGCTTGTTTAACACCTCTTTCTAAAGCTGTTTGAGATACTGAAGATTGAACTAAATCCTTTAAGAAAGAAATTTGATTATTAGTATCATTAAGAGCTGGAATTTCTAGTTGTTTAACAATATCTGATGGATTTCCTGGTACACCATACATTCCAAATGGCTTTGGGTCAAATGCTCTAGGTTGGAATGTTCCATTCATTGTATTAAAGAAATACATTCCGAAGTTTCTATATGTTCTACTTTCAAGGTCTTGAGAGAAGTACATATTGATAACTTTATTAATAGTTCTAACTGAATCAGCTATACCATCACTCCAGAAATCTACAGCATCAGGGTCAGAAGCCCAAGTTACTATTGGTATATTTTTAATACCTATAGCTTCTTTTAAAGGCATATCCAATAAAAGTACTGAGTCAGTTGCTATAACTCTAATATGACGAATAAATCTTTTAACATCATCATGCCAAACTAAATCATAAGATTCATTTAGTTCAACCATAATATCAGAAGATTGATATTGGTCAAAGTTTGATACTCCAAGATTTTCTAATCTTTCCTTACGTAATTGATATGATTGGTCATCTGTAGCTGCTTTTATTAATCCAGCTTTTGAGTCTAAATAAATCTTTAAATCTCTTTTAGCATCTCCATTATATTTAGGATTAGATAAAATTTCACGAAGAGAACGGTAAATATGTGTTTGTTTAACATAAGTAGCTGTTTCAATATCTAATGGGTTTACACGTGGGTCTATTTCAATATCATAAGGGTCAATCAAATCTATGAATACTTCACCATTTGATATACCAATCTTTTTAAATCCTCTACCTTGTAAACCTACTATTTTCTTTTCTGCATTATCTAAAATATCTAATTTTAGTCTATCAAAATAATATGAATATAATTCATTCATTACTATTTCTGCATCCTTATCTTTATTGCTTTTATCGCGAGTTTCAAATTTAAGTTTTGGAGCTTCGTCAATCTTAGATAACCAAGTTTGAATTGTTTCACGAATAACAGGAATATTTATAGGTTGACGTTGTGTCAATCTATTTATATTTATCTTATCTCTATATAAAGAATAAGATTCATTCCATTGTTGGAATCTACGTTCCTTAAATTTAATGGAATCTTCCTTATCTTTAATATGTTGAGCTACGATTTGTTGTTTATCCATTATTTAGATTAATTAAAAATTTAATTTGTACACACATTATACCACAAAACAAATTATTTGTCAAGTATTAGAGTCCTAACTCTGGGTTTTTTGATTTATTCGCATAATTATCTGTTAATTTATGGCAGTCTTTACAGAGTGTTAAACCATTATTAATATCCCACAATTCATCACAAGTTAGTGCTTCTTTTGTTGATTTTATATCATATTCACTTATAATTTTTGAATAAGCTTTAATATGATGACATTCTAATTTTCCACCTTTTATGTTGCATTTTTGACAAGTAAAATCATCTCTATGATAAACATCAGACCTCCATTGTCTATATTCAAATAAATTTATTATTTATCTTCTTAAGTTTGATTTTCCTCCTTCCCAGAAATAGTTATTACTACCACTAACTAATAATCTTCTCTTGGCTAAACCTTCTTCTGATAAATTTAATTTTTTACCCTTATTAATACCATGAACTAAATTTTGTGATGTCTTTATGTGTTGACATTTCATTGAGCAATATTTCCTAGTATTCCAATATTTTTTTGATTCTGAAGATTTTTTGTAAAATTTTTTATTACATTCTATACATTTTTTATTTTCTTTCATATTACATAATCCCAAGTTCTGGGTACATTGGTTCTACACCTCCATAAACTGATTGATTTGAGTATTGATTTATTCTTATTGGTTGAGTTGGTATTTGCCAAACAGATAATGCTAATGACATAATTCTATCATCATGTTTACCGTCTGGAACCTGAATAGAAGTAGTACCATTTTCATTAAGATTATATGACATAGACTTAAGTTCAGTTATAAGAACATCATCATTTGGTATTTTTATCTTATCTTGTTCTAATAATATTTGTAGATTACGTAATAAGTCAGTTCTACTTGTTTTATTAAACCTAAATGGTGTTATGTTCATTCCTCTTGAATATAAATCATCAAATATTGGTTCACCAACTCCAGTAGAGTCAATTACTATCATTCCTTTATTATGTTTTAGATATGCATTCTCAATTCTAGCCTTTTGTAGGTTATAATCCATTTGATTAAATGAATCTTGTTTTAAAAGATGGAAATCATTAAGGTTAAATGGAGAAATAACAGTAAAGTCATTATATTTAGCTAAGTCAACACCAAGTTGAAACATAGCAAGTTCACTTGATTTATATTCTTCTATTTTATATGTATTTTCATCTATACGTTTAAAGAATCCAAGTCCATTATCTAAGAAAGTACAATAATACTCTTGTTTAAATAAGTCAGATGGCATTTCTTTACGAGCATCTTCTAATTGTTCTGGTGTTAATGCTCTTGTTTTATCAACAGTAAGAACTTCACAGAACCATTTAGGGTCATGTTCTATTGTTTTCATTAGGTCCCATGCGTGATTGATTCCACGGGGAGTCATAATGAAGATAGCCCATCCTCCGTTTTCACGTAGAATAGGTGATATGAAGTTCCATACGTCAGGTTTCATAAGAGAGTACTCCGAGAATACTACTCCAATAGGATTTGTTCCAACGATACGGTCAATGTTATCAGCTCCAACCATCTGAAGAATAGAACCATTAATAAGTTCTATAATCATATCTGATTGGTTGATTGATTTAACTATTTCTTTAGGAAAATGGTCTAGAAATTTGAATCCATCTTTGTCGGCACCTGTCCAGATAACCTTTTTAGCCTGTGCATAAGTAGGTAAGAAGTAATAATAAGTTCCTTTACGTTCCATCATCTTCTTTGGAAGATTTGCAAATATAGTTTTATCTTTACCAGAACGTCTATGTGCAACCCAATAGAGTCTATCAATACCAGAGTCCCAAGCTTTTAGGATTGGTAACTGATAATCACGTGGTTTAAAGTGGTACGGTAGAGTTATCTCCATATTATTTTTCTTCTATTACTGCTTCTAATATTTTATCTTCAACAATCTTAATTGTTTCATCAATAACTTGATTTTCAATTTGCACTGGTGTATCTGCATAATTTACAGAATTAATTTTTATCTCACCTTGCATATTACCTTTTACTTCTGTCTTAGTAGAATAACCTTCATCTTTTCCTAATGTAGTCATAATAGTTTTAGAAGCAGATTCAACAACACGTAATAAATCTACATCTACTTCTTCTTGTTGTTCCATTACTGGTTTACCATCATTATCTTTTCCTACTTCAACTAATTTCATCTTAGTCCAAGGTAAATTAAGTATTTTGGAATAATTACGTTCAGCATTAGACATCATACTAGAACGTCTAAGTTTATCTTTCTTTTCCTTAAACCATTTTTGATTACCAATATTAATAGAAGTATTTTCAGAAAAACCTGCTTTCATAGCAGCACCTTTAGCATTAGGATTACCACTCCTCCAAGACTTAACATATAGGTCCCAACATAGTTGTCTACGTGAGTAATCCTGATTCTTATTTCTTTCAGATGGAGGAGTAACAATATTACCTACCTTAGATATATATACTTCTTCTTCAGTACCATCATCAAGAGTTATAGTTCTAGTTTCACCATGTTCAAGAGGTTCAACTAAATCAATTTTCTTTGGTAATTCTGACATATTAGAATCCTTTATTTTGTTCTTCTATTAAATTCTTTTGAATAGTATCCTTACTTGGTTTAAGTTTAGATGCTTCCTTAATAATTTCTAGTATATGTTTTTTAAAATCAGGAACATTTTCTAATGGAATATTAGCTTCAACTAAGCGACCATCATACATCATAGAAATAGATAACATGGCAATCATCTTACCTGTTTCCTCTGCTTCTGAATCCTTAACTACTAAACCGACTACTGGAACCTTGTTTTTAAATTCTTCTCCTATAGAGAAATGCTTTATTAATTTTTTCATATTCTATATTATAGCATATATTAAATGATTTGTCAAGTTATATACATTATCCACATAGTTATCCACAGTTTATACACATAGTTATCAACTTGACATTAAGTATAAATTATGCTATAATGGGTATACTGGAATAAAGGTGGGCGAATCAATGAGCCTTATTCTGGAAGCCAACTTAAATCATTGAGTTGTTCCACTCTAAAACCTAGGGGAGGAGTAACACTAATAATAACATTCAACTATAAGTTAATCTTGTGTTATTATATTACGGATTGTACGGCTTAAGCTATGTGAATCTAGAGAAGATTAAAATATCTACCAAGAGAAAATGGATAAAATAGATATTGAGTTTTATAGCCACACCATAGGCTATTATTCTCTCTTACCTAAAGGAGGAGCAAAAAATCATGAATAAAGAAATACAAAGAAATAACTCTAAATATAGAATAACACTTATTAAAAAAGCAACTAAAGAAGAACTTATATTTAAGCAATATCTAAATGATAATCATATTAAGTTTAACTTTCAGAAAGGATTCTTTAAACCATTTCACAGAATTTGTGATTTTTATATTAAGAAATACAGATTAATTATTGAAATAGATGGAGGTTATCATAAAGAAACCAAAGCAAAAGATGATTTAAAAGATAAACTATGGAGCCGATTTAAAACATTAAGAATACTAAACGAGCAAATAAATGATGGTAGTTATAAAACTATATTTGAATCATTTATAAAAAATAACACTCATTAATTGGGTGTTATTTTTTATTTATCTTTGTAATACAATAGTTGTCTAAAATATGATGGTGGTATATTTACCGTATTTCGACACACAGGTTTTTTTCTTCCCCCCTAGTCGTCAACCATTTCCGTTTCAATTGACATACACTTGTATGTTTGTCAAGTATGTGTTATAATATTGTTGCCATACATAAATGATAACAACACACTTAACCCATTATGTCAAATAGTGAAGCGACATAGAGTTGACAGTCATAGTTATGTATGTCATAGTATTCGATTGACAAATATTTATTGTTGTGTTGTAGTGAGTGTTTGCCATTGACATGAGAGACAGAATGTGCAGTTAACCCCATACTATGACACACAACATAATTATGTCCATAGCCCTTAAATGCTCCTATAAACAATAAAAAACATAAAAATGTCTTATGTATCAATGCATATCATAAACTTATTATAACTCATTATACGAACATATAAGACTATATATACATAATTACAATAATGTGTTATAATAAAATGATAATATACATAATATCTATTGACAATACAATTATTATGTTATAATGCTTAAAATAATGCTTATAATATAATATTAGTTTTGAATAACATAAAATAAACTTTTGTCAAATATTAGGTATTATTTTTATATAGGTGTATAATCTTAGTAAGAGTTAAGCAATAATATTATAAATAAAAAGCTACTCTAATAATATGAACATAGAAGAGAAAGTGAAAAGTGTTAAAAGTATTGAAAAAAATATAGAATCTATAAGTAATGCACTGAGTACAATTTGTACCTATGAAGAATATGACAGTAGAGATATAAAAAGAACCCTACGCAAAGAGGTAGAAAGACTAGAAAAATTATTAGATACAATACTAAAAGACTAATAATAATATGCATAAAGATTATAATATAAAAATGGTTGCTATAGTGTTCTTATGGGGTGTTGGGTTATGTAGCTTTGCTTATGGTTCTCTATGGGTATTAGTAAAATTATCAGTTAAGTAGTATAATAAATATATGATATTTAACATATTAGACAAAGACGACAATGATAAAATAATAGGGACTTTTATTTGTAATATAGACCCATTAGAAATAGAAAAAGAATTAGTTATCTATACAGAAGAAAATCCTGAATTATACAATGTGGAAGACTTCATTGAATACCTGGGACACAAGGGTTATCAAATAGAAAGTGTAGAAACATTTAACTTGTATATGTAATTAGTATATCAAAGCTTGATAATCATTATAAATGGTTGTCTTGCTTGGGTAAGCTAAACACATTATAAATAGTGGCTTGTCCTAGTGTAAATGGTGCTAGTACATTAAAAAATAAATATATGAAAGTTAGACAATTTGAAGGTAAAAATGGCAGTGTAAAGAATCAATTTATCTTAAATGACAATGAAGGTTACGAATATTTTCAAAGCTATAACAGTATAATTGTTAAGCGTACAAAATTTGACGCAAGTATAAAGACGCAATTAGATGAAACATATTGGAACTATAGCACTACAACAAGTAAGTACAGAAATCAATTTTTAGGCGAAACAACAGAACAAATTAAAAAGAAGATTAAAGATGGTATATACGAACTTGTAAACTTAAACTAAAGCAAATGAACGGATACGCACATATAATGCGTTATAAATAGAATCCAAATAAAAGCAGTTTATCACTAGCACGATAAGCTGTTTTTTTGTATTTCATACTTTTATATACAAAGAAATCTCACCTTAGATACAAATACACTAGCATAAAGATAAAATAAAAATAGTATAGATAGATAGCTTCTATACCGAAATTTGACAAAGATAAATAATTTGTGTTGTAATAGTTATCCACAGTTGCATTATTTTAATAGGTATGATAGTATATAAATAGAGTTAAGTTAGATTATTATTAATTGTTTAATTATAAAAAATATAATATGAAATTATTTAAAATGGAAGCAGTAGATAAGGTTTATGAGTTTTATCAATCAAAAGGTGGCGAAGTTATTATTTTAGAAGAAGGTTCATTGTTAGATGGTTTAGTAGTGTGTATAGCACCAGGGTTTAGAAGTTGTGTTATTAGAGAAGTGTTTTTAAATGAATGGTCTAGTGGTTATAAGGTAAGAACATATAGGAAGTTACCTAAAAACTACGAAAAATTATTAGAAGAATATTATAACAAAGAATAAAATATATGTCAACAAATAATTTTAAGTGGAAAAATGTTTTGGTAGTCGTTCCAGATTTTAAATTAGATAATCGTTGTATGGATGAAGAATGTCCACATTTTGAAGAAGAAGGCGAACATTGTGAGCATGTTAATAATTTTTATGAATATGACACAGAAGGTTTTAATGAATATGTTAAAGAGATACAAGAAAAGTTAGAAGTGTTAGGTTTTGAAAGTTGTGATATAATGGATGGGGAAAGAAATTATGAAGGTAACATAATATCACAATTATCTTACATAGATATGCATGACAATACTATTGCCACAATACAAGTTGTTATAAGAAATGGATACTATGACGGGATGAACATAGATTATACCCTAGAGTATTTTATGGACACAACAAAGATAAACAAGCAAAAGATAAAGACATTATGTAATAAAGTAGGTAAGATTTTAAAATCAAGTGGCACACAGCTTATACAATTAGGAACTATGTCGAATGGTGAAGGAGTTTATAAATTAAATAAATAATTATATTATATGTCAATGTATATAAAAAATGGTAGATATAATGCAAGTAGTAATATGTTCATCTATTATGAGAAATCAAATAAGAATTTTTGGGCTTCAATAGATGATAAAAAAATAGAAGTTTGTTATGGTCCTTGTTCTGGTGATTGTGATTATTGGGATTTAGATATTAAACATAAAGATGAACTACTAAAGATAGTTGATAATTATGGATTTGATACTAGAAAGTTATTAAAGTATGTTAAATACAATAATTTAAACAAAAAAGAAGAAGTTAAAAATGGACTAGGTGTTAAACTTAATTTAGTTGGTAAAGATGGAAATTCTTTCTCTTTACTATCTTTATTCTCAAGAACTGCATTAAAACAAGGGTTTACAGTAGAACAGATTAATCCAATTTTAGAAGAAGCAAGAAGTGGTGATTATTCACACTTACTTTGTACATTATTAGATAATTGTAATTAATAATTATGGAAACAGATTTTAAAAAACAACCCAGAGAATTTTATCGTATTGAATATAAGGATGGTTATGGTTTACATAATGCTGTTGATGAAGATGGATGTTATTTTATAAATGAATTACCATTATTAAGAGATAGACACAACAGATTATTACCTAACATGATTTCTGATACTATTATTGCACAAACTTATTTAGATAATTCTGTATGGAGATTTTGTTTTAATAGTATGGATGATTTACATAGATTAGTACTTGATAATGAAATTGAAGATTTAAAAAAGTATGGTTTTAAGGTTTATAAAATAGTTGCAGATTGTTATGTAATTAGTCCTTACCAAGCAATCATAAATATTAATAATATTATTAGTAAAGAAGAAATATTATGAAGATAGTCGTAACATTATTATTAGTTTTTGGAATCCCTATGTTAGTATCCTTAATAATTGGAATTAAGAGTAATAATGGTGGGTTTGATATATGAAGAAGACATTGATGACGATAATTAAGTTTACAATATTGTGTTTATTGTTTGCTTGGATATATGGATTGTTTGCAGATTACAGTGATATAAAAGTCGAGCCAGTACAAAATAATTGTACAATGAACAGTCAAGTTAATAACTGTATTATAATAAGTACAGAAAGATAAGATGAGAGATTATAATAAAGATAGGGCATGGGATGAGTTGATAGATAGTTATAAAAGAGATGATAGTAATATTATATGGTTATATGTAAGTATTACATTTTTTCTTTTATCAATAAGTTTATTAGTATTAGGACAATTATTAAAAGTTATTTAAAAAGCTCACAACTTACTGTGGAATTAAAATGATTAAGTCAATAGAAAATACTTGTGTAAAAGTTAAGACAGAAAAAGAATGGGATATGTTAGTAAAATATATTACAGATAATGGAGATAATAAAGGTGATTTATCTAAATGTTGGTATTCATACGAAAAAGAAAGTTGTATTTGGGTAGATGATATAGAATCTTTATCATATGGAAACACTAAGTATGCAATAGAGCATAATACAAAAATTATTACTATAAAGCAATTTATGAGTAGTAAATTTCCTAAACAAAAAATTATTAAACAAATACCACCAAAGTTTATCTTACAATATGAGATAGATGAAGACCCATTTGAGTTATTTAATACACTAAATGAAGTTAAGAATCGTATTAAAGAGTTGATGGCAGATGGAGGACACTCTTATAAAGTTTATGAGATTAAGAAGATGTGGACACCAGTAGTCGAAAAAAGGAAGTTATTACTATTAAAGGATTATAATTATATGAAAGAATTATTTGGAGCTTTTGCCTTAGGATTACTAATATTTACTGTTTCTTTAATCGTTATAAGTGTACCAGTACTTTTTATGGATAGTAAAGTATGTATTTCTACTTATAGTGATTATAAACCTAAATGGTCAATATTAGGTGGATGTAAGATAGATTATAATGGTAAACTTACACCAGTAGGTATGATTAAAAACATTAATTTAAAATAATATTATGATTATACATATAATAGGATGGTTAATGATAGGATTATTTTTACCTATTGTTATAGGGATACAAAAATGTGATGATAAAGGAAAATATTTTATAAGTGCTTTTATGGCAACTGTAATAACAGAGATAATAATAGCTTTACCAATAGTCGGATTTATTTTAATTATAAAATAATATGAAAATAGAAAACCTAAAAAAGAATAAGTGTCCTGAATGTGGAGCTGAGATGAATTGGAATGCTATTGAAGAACTATTGGTTTGTGAAAAATGTGCTTTCTCTTTAACAGAAGACCAATTCACAGACTATCTTGATGAAGTAGAAGATAGAGAATATCATATTCCTACTTATGAAGAGAACCTTGACAGTTTAAATAAACTATAATATAATAAGTTATACACATAGTTGTACACAGTATACACTTGACAAATAATTTTAAATATGATAGGATATAAGTATAACATAGTGGTAGATTTAAGAAGGGGTATAGATATTATAGTCCTCTCAATATAATATTCTTTGGTAGTGATTGGGTGTCGACAGCTACATCACTAGTATCCCACCTTAAGTCTATCACTAGAAACTTATTAATTAATGTAATACACATGAAAATAATTACAACAGAAAAAAAAGAAATAAAAATGTGGCTAGATGAAATCGAAGATGGAGCAATGGAACAAATAAAACACCTTGCAAACCTACCTTTTACTTTCAAACACGTGGCTATAATGCCAGACAGTCATCAAGGTTATGGTATGCCTATTGGTGGAGTACTAGCTACACAAGGAGTAATCATTCCAAACGCAGTAGGTGTTGACATAGGTTGTGGAATGTGTGCAGTGAAGACTTCATTAAAGATAGAAGACTTAAACCCTCACTTAAAAACAATCATGTCAGAAATTAGAAAAGTTATTCCTGTTGGATTTAATAAACATGAAGACATGCAAGACGAAGATTTAATGCCAAAGGGTTATACTTATCTTGAAGTTTCATTTAGTGAATATGAAAATGCTAGACGTTCACTTGGTACTCTAGGTGGTGGCAATCACTTCATAGAGATACAAAAAGATACAGAAGGTTTTGTATGGATAATGATACATAGTGGTTCCCGTAACCTTGGAAAACAAGTTGCAGACTACTACAATAAGATTGCTATTGAGTTAAATAAAAAATGGCATAGTTCAGTTCCAGAAGAATATGAGTTAGCTTTTTTACCAGAAGATTCAAAAGAAGGAAAAGCTTACTTAAATGAAATGCAATATTGTGTTGACTTTGCTTTAACAAACAGAAAGTTAATGATGGAAAGAGTAATGATTATTATTAGTAAAGAAACTAACGCTGTAGTTATCGGAGATATTATAAACATAGCTCACAATTATGCTTCAAAAGAAAAACATTTCGGAAAAGAAGTTTGGGTACACCGCAAAGGAGCTACACTTGCTTACAAAGATACGATTGGAATCATCCCAGGTTCACAGGGAACTAAAAGCTATATCGTCAGAGGGAAAGGAAATATTTTTAGTTTTAAGTCCTGCTCACATGGAGCTGGTCGTAAAATGGGTAGAAAACAAGCTGAAAGGGAACTTAATCTCGAAGAAGAAATTAAACTCCTTAATGACAAAGGGATATTACATGGCATCAGAGGAATAAGTCAATTAGATGAAGCTACAGGAGCATATAAAGATATAGATATAGTTATGAAGAACCAAGAAGACTTAGTGGAAGTATTAGTCGAACTAACACCATTAGCTGTTATAAAAGGATAATGAAATATAAAAAAGGAACATTTACTTTGGTACCAAACATAAACTATCTAAAGGGTAAGTCTCCTTTCTTACAGACATTATTCATGTGGATATGTCAGCATACAGATGAGAATGGTATATGCTATCCATCACGTGAACGACTAGCACAAGAATGTGGATGTGAGATAAGAAGTGTAGATAGACACATGAAGGTCCTTGAGGAAGATGGAGTAATTGTTAAGACAAAGAGAAAGAAATTAAAGTCAAAAGAGAATGCTTCAAATGTTTATCAGATAATTTTATTGGATAAATATAATATTAAATTGGATTTAAAGTCGCTACCAAGTGATTCCTATAATGAGAATGAACAAGACTTAAATGTAGTTGACCCTAGCGACTCAAAGGCTACTGTAACTATATCCAATATAACTAAACCCAATATACCAGCTAAAGCTGAAGAGATTCCTTTTATTTTTAAGGATGCATTAAACAAACTTAAAGATAGTAAATGGAAACCTCATAAAATTATTGCGTTATTATTTTCACGTAAAGGATGGAGTTTCGAAAATAAAAAACAGTTTGATTCAAATGTTAGTCGTTTCATTAAAGATGCTATTGCTTTGGAAGGATATACAGGACAACAAATATCTGATACAATGGACTTCTGTGATGAGAAATATAAAGATGTAGATTGGAAGCTTTCAACAGTGCTTAAATCAATTGCTAGTGTAACTAAAAAATAATTAATAATAAGTAGAAAAATATATGGAAAAATTAAAAGTAGGAGATAGAGTTCAATGGATTAAGGGTATTACTAAAGGTGATATTGAAAATGTTATAGGATTAGATATCGAAGGAGACCCTATATTAAATAAATCAGGAGTTTGGACCATGAGTTTTATTAATAATAATTTTAAACTAGTATCAATAAAATCCTTTGATAACCCACAAATAGGAGATGAATATAAAGATATAGATGGAAACAGTCGTTTTGTTTTAGGAGTTTGTGGCAGAGTTATATTTTTAAGTTCATTTTTAAATAAAAATCATGCAGGAAATACTTATACTAAAGAAGAACTTATTAAAGATGGATTTACTATCGTCCAAGACAAAGTAGAAGAAGAAATACCAGAGTATACAATGGAGGAAGTCTGCAAGATGGTTGGTAAAGAAATTAAGATTAAGAAGTAATTATTAATTAACTAATTATGACCCAAAACATTAAAAACTTTATAGAGGAAGGTGAGAAGGAATTTGAGGGATTTGGAAAAACTAAAATAAATGGTGCTACTTTTGACTATACAAATTTATATTCTAAACTAAAAGACTGGCACTCCTCTCGTCAAATTTCACTCATAAAGATGATTGTGGATGATACTATTTTAGAATTAGGTAAAATAAACTTTCTTGAAGATATTACAGGAGAAGAAAACAGGAAGTTAACACTAGAAAGATACAGAAAATTTAGAGACACCATTTCATCAAAATTAAAAGAAGTAGCCAACTAAATATATGGAAAACATAAAAAGTAAAATTAAATGGAAATATAAAGATAAAGAAGGAATATATGATGATACTTTTGGTTTTTTATATAAAGATGAATTTGGAGAAATTAACGATTATTGGTGGACAGAAGGTAATGGTGCTTGTGATTGCAATAGAGGAAGTATGTTCTTAGGACTAGAATTACCCTGTGGAGATACTATAGAAATATTAGAAATAGAACCTTATCAACTTACCGATGGTAAATAGCCATCTAAAACATTATGAAAATATATAAAACAAATGAAGACGTTATTAAAGACATTAAAAATGGAGTATTAGCA